GAGCCAGACAGGATCGCCCTGCGCGAGAGCGGCAGAGATGCGCGGCTGGACCTCGTCCATCGCTTCGCGCGAACGCAGAATGCAGAGATCGGACTCTGGATCTTGATTGCGCTCCATCCCGACCAGCGGACATCCACTGGTGTCCTCGACACTATTGCCTGCGTGAATACGCACACCGCCGAATCCTGGCACGTCGTTGATCAGCGGGAGCATCTTGTTGAACTTTTTTGAGCGTGAGATGGTGATCTTGAATGTGCCTGAGGGGATCGCCGTGTCCCCATAGACTTTCGGCCCATCGCGCACGGGATCCTCAAGCGTCTGACAGACGAATCCGTCGTCGAAGGTCATTGTTCCCAGTGTGCGTCGGTCGGTGCAGTCGTCCCGAGACATGTAAATTGTCATCGCGACATCCAATACAGGAGCCCGCCCGCCAGCACAGCGCCAAGGCTGCTCCAACTCAGCGCGTTCGCTCGCCTGGACCTGTCACTGAGGACTGCAACGTCAAGCTCCGACTGACGTGTGCGACCATTCAGTTGGTCAAGACGCGTATATACAGAGGCGATGGCGGACATGACCTGTTCGTGTCGCTCCTCGTTGAGACGATCCGTAGGATCCATTAGACCGGCGCACTCGGCCAATCGGGATTCGTCGGATCAGACGTCGTCGCAGGGAGGTCGCGCAGTGCCTGCCTGTAAACTTGCCAGTCGTCGACTGACTCCGCACTGAGTTGCGTGTCGTTGGCTTGCGTCCAATCGCAGACCGTGAGACGGTCATTGCGCATCTGTCGCATCCTGTTGTAGTGCATGTCCAGCGTCCACGCGTTCGTATCAACCGCATTGATGAACGGCTGGGACGACGATTGCGCCGACTGTGGCTGCACCGTCCAGGTGGACGTGTCCGTATCAGAACCAATCGACACTCCGACCGTCGAGATCCCTTCAGCAGCCAATACGTCCTGTAACCGTGCGGCAAATGTATAGTGAACTGTCATTATCCCCGCCACATCCCGACAATCCCCGATTGGAGATTGACGGCTCCTGCATCTCCGTACCACGTCGTGGTGCCATAGGCTTGCGAATACTCCAGCCACACGTAATAACTACGTCCCGCTGCCGGGATCGCCATGAACGTAGCCATGACCTGATCAATACTGGAGGTGTCCGAATCGTCGACGCGTCCTATCAGCGCTCCCGTCGCTGTCGCAGAGGTCGAGTTCTGTCCCACACTCACGCTCATTTGCGCATTCAGAGACGAATTATTACATTGGGCGCCGACCGTGACCTCGATGCCGTCCTGCGCGAGTCCACACACGATGTCGAGTTGATTCGCGGCATTGGCGCCGGCTTGTCGCCACGTCGCAGTCGTGTACACCCACGAATTGGTCGCGTCCAAGACGATCATCGGACGCATGACACGGTTGTTGTAGTTCCAGCAATGGCGCTTCGCAAAACTGTCAGCGCACTGATTCGAGCTATCGACCCACACCGTGCCGAGATACCGTTGCTGTGTGTCTCCCGTCTTGACCAAGATCGAATTTTGCGTAGCGAGCGATGTCGCTCTCGTCGTGTCGTTCGTCCATGCCAAGATCACCAACGCTGGAGAGCCCCCGTTGTAATCGAGAAAGACATCGTGCGGCCTGCTGGCTGTGCCGCCAGAGAGTGCCACCGACATCTCCGCAAACGTCACCTGCGTCCACGCTGATCCTGTGTACAAATCGATCACAGCGCCGTTATGCGGTGTCCAGTAGAGGGTAGCCGCTCCGGTCACATCGGACGTGGTCACGGCAGTGCCCGAGGTCAGCGTGAGGCGACCGGAGACAGCTGCACCGGAATATTCCGACCCGGATGACGAGGCACTGGAACTCCAGGTGGTGCCGTTTGACAGAATCGTGTTTCCGGACGAACCTGGGGCTAAGAGGGTGACCGCCGATGTGCCCGCCCCGAGCATGATCGTGTTCGCGGTCACCGCGTCCAGCCCCGTCCCCCCATTCGCGACAGCCAGCGGTGTCGAGAGGGTCAGGGCCGCGGCCCCAATCGTCCCCGTCAGCGTCGGTGAGGCCGACCGCACCACATTGCCCGTGCCGGTGACCGCGTTACTGACGAGTCCCTTCGAACCATCAGAAAAGACGGCTTGGTCGGCGGTCAGCGACGACAGGATGGGTTGCGAGGTCAAGGTGGCGACTCCCGCCACATTCGCCGTCGTGCCGACAAAGAGCGCCTTTGCGACACCGAGCCCACCATCCGTCTGGACTGCGCCAGTCGTCTTGGACGTACTGTCCGTGGTGTCATTCCCGATCAGTGCGCCAGTCAGCGTGGTGGATCCGCCGACCGTCGCATTGCGCGAGAGAAAGATATCGCGTGGCCTCGTCGCACCAGACTTACCAAGGTCGTATGTCGCATCAGTGAAGAGAAGATCCTGTGTGATGGGGTTGGGAATCGTCGTGACAAGTCCTGAGATCGTGACCACGCCTAAACTTGTGACGCGGAACCCGCTAATTGTCATGCGCCGAAAGAACTCAATTTCGACGGCAGACAACTCCAGGGTGCCCGATACCTGCATCGCCGCTTGATAAAATCCGTTCTTGGCGAGTCCTGGGCTATCCATTCGCGTCTACTCCCCCCACCCGATATTGCATCACACCCTCCGCATCTTTGCACCACAACTCACAGATGTGCCCGTTCCACAGCCAGGTGTCTGGTGGAGGAATGGGCGCATGGTCATGTGACACCACGACACCATCGATATCCAGGATCTCGACAGGCTGCGTCTGGCCTGTCCGACTCGCCAGATTCGCCCATCGCTCCGTCGAGGTATACGACCAGTGCCCGTCGGGGTGGCATACCGCAGCCGTAAAGGTGATCGACTGATGATGACTCAACGCACACGCTCCGGACGCACAGAGCCGGCACCAGCGCATCGTGCGAGGACGTAACCGCGGTGACCACGCATGGGGAACCACGATCTCGATGTCGGCCCCATCACACAGCACCACGGTATGGTGACGATCCGTCATAGATCCAGATCCGTACGCACCTGAGCCTGCACGTCGAGATCAGCACCGGTATACGCCTCCATGACCGTCTGCCGATCACGTGACTGGTAGTCCGCCACCATCGGACCGAGAATCAAACTCGTCACAGATGTGACGTACGCCTGATTGTCCGGATACGGCGGTAACCCTTCAGCGATCCGACTCGGATTGATGACGTATTGCACATTGTCGGTCAATGACAATTCTTGCAATGGATCCGTGGCAAACACATACTCCGCCATCACAGGCCCCCATATGACGTAATGGTGTCGGCTGGGAAATACGGTCCTAACGTGGACATCCCTATCCCCGACTGCCCGAGCACCGGGCGCCAGTCGGGATGAGCAATGACAAATGACCGCAAGCTGCGTACGCCATCCTGATAGTTCGTATTGACCAATCGCCACCGTTCTGGATCGTCTTGCTTCTTCAGTTCCCGCAACTCGCCACCGTCGATCAGGATGTCGTGAAAGTCTGACGGGAGGAGTGGTTCATCCGTATCATTGGTCATGTCGGGAATGGACCGCAGGATGTCGCAGGTATAGGTCACTGACGACGAGGGCGTCGGGTTCAAGAGCAGACTGTAGTACTGAGTGCGGACGCCACCCGTCACGATCTTTGCTAGCTCTGTTCCAGACCCACTCGCCTGATGGAGTGTCACATTGCCCACACACGCAGCGGAGAGGTAGCACTTCGTCAGCGTAATAAAATTGGTAATCGCCGAGGAGATCGACACCGCGCTTGTGCCCGTCAGCGTTTGTGACGCCGTGCGGTAATAGCCGCCCGTAATGATGCCTTCGACGTATATCACGACGGATGTATCAGACGAGCTTGTGGACTTGACAAAGATCTGTGCCGCCGCACTCGGTTGCGTATGCACCTCGACGTAGCCCGTTGGAATATACGACCAGGGCGTGCTTTGCTGTGTGGACGGATCGGGGTTGGTGGCTCGTAGCCAGTCGAGCGTCTGTAACGATAACGAGCGACGATTGACCGTATCCACGACACGGTTCACGCGCGCCACACCTTGCGTGGGGAGCGCATATTGCTGCGTGGCGGCGACCGAGGCAAACGTGATCGAGCCATACCGCAGGGGTTCCATCCCAGGCATCCGCAGCAAGGCCCGATGCGTTTCATTGAGCGAATCGCCATACCGCGTTGATGTCGCGGACGCCAGGGTCGTATCGTTGGCTCCACGACGACGCGCCAGTCGCTGCTTTAACGCCAAGAATGTCATCCGATCATCCTTCTCCCACGACGAGTGTCGTCCGCATGGGCATCATCCGTCAGAGTGCAGCTGGGGTGAACAGCGCACCTCAACAAGCAGCCAACACCCATGCGGTACGACAACCGGTGTCGGACATACACGACAGCACGACACCCTATCGCACACAGATCACGTTGTCCGACACCACGACTCTACTCGGCGCTAAGTGGCACTGCCTGATCTGCCAACTGACGGCAGATCTCATCCAACGAGGGATAGACCTGGGCATTGTCATCAGGACCAATCGGACGATGAATCGTCAGCCGATCAACGGCACCCTGCGCGTTGTATCGCGCAGACACATGGGCCGGGACACGGCTCCGATCACCCTTAATCAGATACCCCTTATCCACCGGCTCCAGACGATTCGCCTGACGCACTTCTTCCTCCGTCAGAGCTGTGCGATTGAGCAAACTCGGACCATCGTAGACGTCGCACTTGAGGCTCGACGCCCACGTCTCACCTGTCTCGGGATTGATGCTGTAGCTATTCGGGACATAGTGCGGATTGTCCTTGGGCGCCGTGCGCTCCGTCTGAATCTCCAATGACTGACTCTGTCGGAGAAAGGCATCCGCCTGAATGCGTTGCAACTCCAGTGTCTGCTGCTGCAAGTCCAGAAACATCCGCATATCGACCTGTGCCGGGCTCTTCGTCGTTGTGGATGCAGACACCGTGGTGTCCACCCCTGACACGACCGGCTGGTCTGATATCTCACCCTCCTGCTGCAACGGTTTGCGACGTGTATAGGATCGCGTCATACCCTGATCTCCTCCCTCGCCTCTGCGAATACGGACTCATCCTGTAATTCATGGGCCAGTGTCGACCAGTCCACGGTATGCCCGTGCGGGATGAGGCACATCCCCTCATGCGCTCCCACACGGGCCACCACTAACAATCCTGCCGGCACGACCTGGAGATGAATTGTGGAGACGGACGACCCCATCTGACCCAGCGCCTCGCTGAGTCGCACAGTGATCGCCCGCGCCTCCTCTTCACGCAGGATCGGCAGGACTCGCATTTAGTCAATGGTGAGAAAGACGAAGTTCCTCTTCGTGCTAACACCGACCTGCATCATGTGACCCACCAGATCGGACGTGGGCTGCGCGGCAGCCGTCCACACATCCACCGATCCCGCCGTTGATGACCGGTGCGGTAATCGCCGGGGTGCCATTGATCAACGGCGAACACGCGCCCCACGTATTGAGCCAGCCGTACTCCGTCGCCGCAATGATGTATCCCGCGACTCCCACGACCTTTGCCGTGATCGTCGTGGCCGCGATGATGACATTCTTGTACGGATTGGGGATAAGTCCGACTCTCGAACTCGTCGTCAAGGCGACTTGCATCGCATCCTTGAGCGTGAGCGTGAACGCCGTCGCGGACGAAATGGCCGGATGCCCGGACACCTGGTACGTGTAGCCTGTCCCAGGCGTGGTGTCGATCTGGAGATAGCCTTCCGCATACAGGTTGGCAGCACCCGCGGTGGCCCCAGGTGTATACGAAAACGACGTGGCCCCAATCGCCACGGCCGGTGGGGTGTTCGCCAGATGGTGTGCCACTGGCGCCGCGCCCTGTGTCAAATTACCGGCGACCAGATCCGCGGCACCGGCCTGGGCATAGCGATACCGACGACCATCGGTGGTATACGCGCGCGTGCCGAGGGGGTGCAGCTGTGTTGACGAGGACGTGAAGCTGTCCTGCGCCAGTGCGACAACGGAATCAACAAGATTTGCCATGTAATCCCACCTTCCTTAGCTAATGGCTGTGATGACGCCGAGATGGCGGGGGTTGTTGGTGAACATGTTGGCCTTCGTTTCAATCTTGAAGACCTCCACAAGCTGATTCGCCGGGTCAACCGCCGGATATCCCTTCATCCAGTAGCCGTTGAGGTAGGCCAACTTGAGGTAGTTGGTGTTCAGCGCGTAACCGGTGGCCGACGGGCAGTCCCCGTCATACGAGACGGTCGCGCCCTTGAACTTCAGCACTTCATTCTTGAAGCCGCCATCGCCCACGGACTTGTCCGTAAACCGCTCATTCGCCACAAGCAACGATTCATATCCCGCAAAGTCCGTCGAGGTAAAGACGAAAAATTCCGGGTGATCCGTGCTGTACCCATTGGAGCAGGCGTTATAGATGGTCCGCATCGCGCCACGCAGGTTATCAAACGCCGAGGACGACTGCGTGCCAGCGGTCTGCTGGTTACGCCAGAACGAGTACGTGGCCCTGTTGATGCTCCCGACAGTCCCCGTCGTGGGCGCCGAGGCCACGATGGACCGCAACCCACCGATCTGGAGTGAGCTTGATCCGGTGCCATCGCTATGGACCCCCACGGAGAGCTGATCCATCATCGACTTCTTGAGGTTCTCCATCGTGGAGGCCAGCAGGTCGATCTTCTTGGACGATCCCTGGTTCTCCGCCATGTCCTGCGAACTCAGGACGGCCGTGCCGCCATAGATCTTCCACTGGAAGTCGTACTGATCGAACACATCGATGTGCGTCGTATCCAACGTCTGATACGCGCTAATCGGGGCGACGGTGCTATTCACCGCATATTCAATCGGTCCCTGGATCGAGGTGCCACCATCCAGTCCCTTGAACGCTTTGCCCTCCTTGAGGCGATTCAGCGTCCAATACTGGGAAAAGATGTTGTCTTCCGGCTTTGTACCGACGAAGGCAGGCCATGCCACGGCCAGCCGCTGTCCAACATTAATGGGCATATCGAACTCCTATCATGGTTCTGCGAATACCGCTTCCAATGCCGCGCGGGCATTACCAAGCGAGGATCTGGGCATTGTCGTGCCTGCGGTAGACGGATTGACCGTCCCCGCCACGGCCCGACGCTGAAGATTCGCCAGAACGGTGCTTTCTGCCTGTCGTTGCTGCGTGGGGGCAATGGTCGTTCGCCACACACGGTGATAGGCCAACTCCAAGGCCATCCGTGGATCCACCTCCGAAAGAGACGCCAGCTGCTGGTCCGACGCCAGCATCTGCTTGATCGCACTTTCGTGTTGTGAGAAGGCTGGATCGGATCGGAACTCCGTCAGCACATGGCTGACTTCATTCCACGCCTGGGCGTGCTGTTCCTGCTCGCGGACGGAGTTTGCCATGTCCTGCAAGGGCGCGATCTGCTGCTGGAACTGTTCCATCAGCCCACGACTCTTCCAGTCTTGCCATTTCTCCATCTGTGCGGCGGAATAGACTAACGTGCCATCTTCGGCCTGAAGATCCGCTGTCGGCATGGCGTCTGAGGTTGCCGCGGGTTCGATGGCAGGCTCACGGGCTGCACCGGGCCGGCTGTCGATCTGGGCTTGCACCTGATCGGCATACCGTGCATCGGACGACAAGGCTTCCTGTAGATTGTTCCACGCAGCGACGGGATCGGTACTCAACATCCGAGCCCAGGCTGTGAGGGACGCTACGTTCTCTGCGCCCATCCCCTTCAACGAGTCGTACTGCTTCAGTTGTTCCGTCAACTCATTCTTCTGACGGTTCACCGTGCTGAATCGGTCATACGGGACCGGTCCTGGTTGCCGCACCACCGTCTCCGGTGGCAGACCGTCTGGATGTGCATCGATCCCCAGTACCTGCGTAATCGCCGCAGGCTGCGGGTCTTCTGTCTGGGGAGGGGACACACCGGAATCCGCAGGCGATGACTCTGCGAGTGCGAGCGCCTCCGTGGCGCTTCGATCACTGGTTGACATCGAGGACGAGGGCGCACTGGCTCCACTGTCGCCTGACACAGGTGCCGTGTCACTCGCAGGAGAGGGGCTGACCTCGGACGGCGCAAGTTCACTCATCATGTCTCCATGTGGACTTCTCGTAGCCACAAACGTCGTTCTGAGACATCTTACTGTGTATACGCATTGACCAACCGCCGTGTCGTACACGCGCAGTCCATCACCCACTCAGCATCCGTGGGGGCATTCTGCATCGTCGGCGTCCCTCCACAGTCAGGACACACCACGGTCAGATGCAAGACCCGAAAGGGTTCATCCGCCATAGCCGCAATGCTCGCGAGGCGGGTGTCGGTAATCCGAATCTCCCGCTTCCCATCCACCGTCACCTGTCCATGCGTGTCAACGATCATGTGTACGCTCCTGGAGCGGGGCACACGTCTGGACGGGTTCCGTGGACTCCGTGGTGGTCGCGGACCACTGCGTGATATACGTGGCGGGGTTCGTGCGTGTCGTCGGACGATTGACGCGTTCCAGCATCGCGGTGGCGCCTGCGTGTGGACTCTTGTCGGATCCCTTCGTGGGCGTGTGTCGAACGAAGGGTTCCAGGTGATGCGTCGTCAGATAGCGCGTGAAGTCCGAGCGACTCTCGAACCGCATCGGCACTGGGCCGAGATTCTCGAAGAGACGCCCACCGGGCCACCCGTTCTCCACAACCGTTGGCGCCACCGTCCAGAGCTTCTGCGTCGGCGCGCCGCACGTCACGCAGAGAATCGTATCCGTGATGGCACGATAGAGATCGAGATGTGCATGTCCCTGATCACAGACCACGTCGTATATTGGCATTACTGTCCCACCCCTTGTAATGCGCCGGTGTTCTCGGTCGCATGTTGATTCACCCGCTCCGGCGGTGTCGCGCCTCCCCCATGTCCTGCGGCTGGACCCATCATCCCCGGTGCGGCCGGCGTTCCTGTCGGCATCATGGCGGCCATCCCGGCCGACATGCCCAGCGGGACGACGGGCGCCGTCCCCTGGGGACTCTCGTCGCCTGGGCGCATCCCTGGCAGAGCCGGCACGCCTCCGGACGCGGTCTGACCGTGTGTCAAGGGGGCAATGGCCGCTTCCGACAAGGTATAGCCGGCTTGCTTGAGAATCTCGGAGGCGGCAAGGGACTGAATCCCGACCAGATCGTCCCCGCTCAATGTCAACGTCACACGCGCCGGTTCAGGTCCGCGCTCCGTGGGTTTGACCACCATTTTGGTCGGATCATACCCCAAGGCCCGCACGACCCCATTCAGCAATTCGGTCGCATCAATCTGCGGATCTTTCCGAAGCAGATTGTATTCATCGAGTTTCTGGGTACGGAACTGCACGGCGTCCACATGGACGCCCGAATCAGGCTGCACACGGTAGACATACCGTCCCGGAAGGTTGCGCCATTCCTCCCACAGCTGTGTCGCCTGTTCCCCAAGGATCTTGACCAGATCCTGTTGCCCCATGTAGCGTTGCAAGACCGCATCAAACTTTCGCACGCCCGTGATGAAGTATTCACGGAGCCGGTCCTTCTCGGACTCATTGCGTGTATCGGAATTCCCCTGCACGATCCGAGCTTCGGTCGCCGTCCGTCGTCCACGCGAGAAGCTGCCGGCCTGATTGGCTGAGGTGCCCAGGGCCTTCTCCCAGTCGCGCTCCACATAGTCCTGCGCGGTGTAATTGTCTCTGGGCTCCTGCCCTGTGGGGATCACCGACATCACCGCGCCCGGTCCTTGTGCCAAGGTGCCCGGCGGGACCGGAATAGGGCCATCATTGCGCTCGATCTTGGCAATGGTGTTCTCGTCCAGATTCGTCGTATCGAGCAACATCAGTGGCAAGTTCGCGCGGCGACGGCGGGTCTGCTGCGTCCTGAACTTATTCACTTCTCGCGAGAGTTGCTCGCCAATGACGAGATCGGAGGGCACATACGAGGAGTCGGCCAAGTCCCGTAACGTCCCGATATGAATCGGGTTGCCCACCATGCTGTCGTCGGTCAGCCGACCATACTCATCGACCGCCTGATAGGGCGAATCGATGTGCTTGACGGGCTGCTCGATGCCCTTGACCACGACCA